TGTAGCCTTTATATCGTCCACAGCACCTGAAATTTTTAAATTAGAAACAGATTCGTCAAATAATGGTGGCGGTTTTTTAAATTTAAATGGGTTTTTAAAGCTCATTGCTACATCAAACTCGCCTTCCGTTCCATTAGGTGTAGATACTACTTCTTCTGTTTCTGTAAATTGTGACATGTCTCCTCCTATTGCCATCATTCGTCTCGCAAATCCACCAGTTTTAAAACCAGTTTCATTACGTAAATTTAAAAATTTTGTTTTTATATCATCATATTTAGCTATTGCTTCAGGAAATTTTTCCATAAACATTCTCATTTTAACTTGCATTGTTGCACCTTCAGGATAAGGAGAAATAATGTCAATTTTATTTTGACCTTTTATTGGTGACTCTAATAACAAATCAGTTATCATTAATTTAACTTTATTTATATTATCATCAATTATTTTTACTTCTTCAAAATTACCTACCTCTATTAACTTTTTTCTTTTTGTTTTTGCATTATTAATAAACGAATTTAAATTATCATGAAAGTTATTTAATGTATTTTCGGTTGGAAATTTAGGAAAAATTAAATCTTCTCCTTCAAACAAATTTCTTAATCCCATTTGTATTAAATGACCACGGTCATATTGATACTTAGGATCTAAATTTTTTATTCCCTTTTTAAAAGATCGTTCTTCTAATTTAGTTTTAAACTTTTGTTTTTTAATATTTGGAAATAAATCAGGAAAAAAATTTTTAACTAAATTTTTTACAGCTGGATCTTTTATTTGATCTATGTAGGTTATATTTTTTAAATTAGGATTTTTATTTATTTTACTAATTTCCATTGCTGCTTCATCACGTTTTAATTTTTTCGCAGTCATTGAAATTTTTTCTGGCGCGCCTTCATATAAACCTTCTGCCCATTGTGCTTTTTTAGTTTCACTCATTGACTTAATTGGTTTTAAAGTTCTTTCAGAAATTTTACTAGGTTCAATTCCTAATTTTTCAGCCGCATAGTTTTTATCAGCAACGTTAAAAAAATCAGTCTTCATATGTCTATCTTTAAATTTGTTTGATGACAGCGTGCCGTCTATAAGAGCATCTATATCAATTTCTCTTTGTGATTTTGTTCTATTGCTGATAAAATCTTTTACCAAAGTATCTGCAGTAGTGACACGTTTATCACCAATTAAATTTATATCACCCATGTCTAAATCTAAATTAACCTTTTCTTTCACTGTTTGGATGTCTGGTTTATATTTAAGAGGGTTTTTAATAAGATCAGCTGCATAATCTATCTCTTCAAAAGAATCACTTTTCTTTCCTATATTTAAAATTGATTTAACAGCTTTAAAAGGAGCTGCTACTAATTCATCTCTGCTACCCATTACTATTTATTACCAAGCATTTCATCAGTAGGATAAAACTCGGTGTTTTCATAAAACTGTCTCATTTGATCTTTATCTTTAAAACCACCAAGTCCTTGGTCCATGTTTGATGCTATGTAAGGCTCTTGTCTATAATCAATTTCATCAAAAGGAACTTTACTTTTCCCTCTTATTAAATTCATAATTCCTTGTCCACCTTGAAGAAGTTTTTTGCCTCCATATTTACCTAAACCAATTAATCCTTTAATACCCGGCGCAAATTGTCCTGCCATGTAACCATAAGTTTCTTTTGGAGTATCACCGTAAGAAAAACTTGCATTAATATTAGGGTATAAATAATCTTCAGCTGCTTCTAAAAAAGCTGGCCCTTCTTTTCCGCGTGTAAACTCATCAGTAAACCTAAACATAGAAGGACGTTTCATGACAAATTTACCTTCATCATTATATCCAAATAAACCTGCATAAGGTAAAGATAAGTCTCCATCTTTAGTAAATTTAGGATCTACATCCATCGGCATTTGTGGTAGCATATCTTGATTAATAATATAGCCTTTTTCTGTTTTTTTAAATGGTTCTGGGTTTTGAATTTGAGATATTAATCTTCTGAATTCATCAAATTCAGAACCTTCTTCTTTATCTTTAAATGCTCTGTCTCTAAACTCCTCATACTCTGCTTTACTATTTATATTATTGGCACCTCTAAAAGCAGTCATTTGTTCCGTTGCATTATTTAACATTATTTGTTTAGTGTTAAACATCCACTCATCTATATTAGGATTATTCCTAGCATCTTCATAAGAAATAAACATTTCTCCATCACGGGTTTTACCACTGATAGCACCATCAAATACACTGGAGACATAATCATAGGCTCCGTAATCTTCAGATTCCCCTTCTCCTACATATAATGGATTTAAAACGTTAACTGCACCTAACGTATCAGTGGCAAGTGCACTTACAACTCCTGGTACTGCAGATTTTACAAAATCTTTTGTGTCTATTGCGCTTTGTAAAGATCCTTCTGTAGTAAAAGCTCCATAATTTTCTATAGCAGGATAATTACCTAATTCAGCTTCATCTTCTACTCTGTAAGCTTCATCTAATTCTGTTTTAAATTCGGAAGGTTGTTGCAATAGATCAAATGACGTAATGTCACTTACGCCTCTATCAATAGTATTCTGTTCTTCTTTTATCTGTTGGTTCATCCGCGAAATCGTCCTTTAGTTCTACGTAGTAGCCTTGACGGTATCGCATTAATGCTTGCGTCATGCTATCCACATAATCATCATAATCGCCAAATGGGAATGCTGCGCATTCTTCAATGACTTCCTCGGCCCAACGTCTATCTTTAGGAGCCCATACTGCCCCTGACTCAAACAGCGGTGCTACGCTGTTGACTCTCGCATGTTTATCATTTCCTCGTGACGGTGTAAAGTTAATTACAGGAATACCAATTTTTTGTAATTCGTGTGTAAGGGGCAACCCGGACGCTTTGGCCTCGACCAATACAATCTCTGGTTCCCAGTACTTATACTCTTCCTGTGCTTTCTCTTTTAACTCGGGAAAGTTCCATCGTCCTTTCTTTGCGTCCAAAAGGATAATGTTTTGTTTACCCCCTTCTTCTGGAGTAAATATACCCCACGTTGTAATTGCTGAATAATCGGCTGTTTCTTTTTTGGTAAAAGCTGTATCGTAGGATTGTATAATATATTGTAAATGAGGTATCTTTTCTGGTTCCCATTTTTTCCACCACTCACGCTTTATAAGTGCACCCTCCTCGGCCACAGGATTTTGCATCCATTGTGCATTCCATTTGGTAATAGGAATAGAAGCTTTAACAGAATCTAATCCTTTCATGTCCCAAAAATTTCCCCACATAGGTTTGTCGTTTATAACAGCAGGAAACTCGACTACTTCCCATTTGTCCGCTGCATCACTTTTATGTTGAGCATCTAGCAATTTTCCTGTTAAGTCCTTAATGGACCAACGGGTCATAACTAAGACTATAGCGCCACCAGGCTGAAGCCTCTGTCTAGGGCCAGAAGTATACCACTCATAATGAGCATCAAGAACATGAGGAGATAGAGCGTCTTGCTCCGAATGAGGATCGTCGATAATAAGTAAGTCAGCCCCACGGCCGGTAATAGCGCCGCCCACACCAGCAGCGAAATATTCACCTTTATGGTTCGACTCCCATCGTCCCGCAGCTTTAGAATCTGCAGCCAATTTAACATCTGGAAATACTTGTGCATATTCATCTGACTCTATCAAATTTTTTGCCTTACGTCCAAACCTGATTGCTAATTCCCCAGTATGTGTGGTTTGTATAAGTTTAGATTTTGGATGGCGGCCCATGTAAAATGCAGGAAACAAATGCGAAGCAAATTCTGATTTTGTATGCCTAGGTGGCATGTTGACAATAAGTCTTTTAAGCTCACCATTAGCAATACGATTTAATTTTTCTGCGTAAATTTTGTGATGCTTACCTTCAATAAATTCAGGCCAAACAGTTTTCACAAATTTCATGAAGTCAGCTTGCGTATTTTCTTGTTTTTCAACGACAGCATTCTTTAAAAGATATTTAAGAGTCTGTGTATCTAGCTTTTCTAGTTGCGAAACATTTTTCATATTTTAAAAATTTTTTCGAAGTTGTATTTATAACGTTTTTATAAGGTGTTGTCACTCTCAAACCGACTCCTAAAAAATAAAGCATGCTTATGCTATAAAAGGGGGGGTACCCCCTCGCAGATCTCATAGGTCCGTGGAGTTCCCGGGCGCCGCCTGCGACATTGTGTCGCACCGCTACATCTGGTAGGTAACCATGCGCCGAGCATACTACATCCCGGGCCGCGGCATATTGTCGCACCACTACACCTAGTACTTGACAAGCACCACACCCACTACATCCCGGGCAAGTTATCCACAGGTTATCCACAACATAATGCAAGTAGCTATATCAATAGGCATAGGTCTATGATACACAATAGATAGAAATAGAAAGAGGTATATATGACTAAAGATGATATGATGACAAGAGTAGGCAATGGTTTCTTCTCTTGCAAATGGATAAACAACAAAGGTGATGTATCTAAGATTAAGCGTGGTATATTAGGTATTCATGCTTGGAGGCACACTAACATAGCGACTAGAGATAGTATTCAAGTTAATCCTAAATATGTATTAGCTTATCGTGTTGGTAATGGCTTAAACCCTAATCATAGGCGTTGGGCAAACATTAACCCAGAAACAATAATAGAATTAAATGGGAGGACTGTATAATGCCTAATGAATTAATCACTAAGAACAATGTAAATATAACCCCACTAATCGAGAGTTTAGTGGAGTTAGTCAAAGACAAAGACGCAACAGGAGAACTAGAGGCTTTCGAAAACTGTAAACTACCAGCAAAAGATAGTCCAGATTGGAAACTTATTTCTGGTGTACTGTGCAATTCTGTTGTTGAATGGGCTTCAATTAATAAAGATAAAGAAGTTAATTCACTTGATATAGTAAAGCATTTACAAGCAGATATTGGCTACATACTTAAAAGGTTAGGGTTGAGTTAGCCTCTTTCTAACTACTCAACTTTATCAAGGGGATATTTATATCCCCTTTTTTTATGCCTGAAGTTCAGCACCTGCGTGCCCGGGCGCCCGCCGTACGAACTGTGGATATCTTGTGGATAAGTATTATGGAGTTTGGGAGTTTGGGGGAGTTTGGAGTTTGGAAGAGGGCTTAGACCTACAAAATTTTTGGATGCCTCTTCATAATGGGGTGTACTTTAATTACAACGTGCATTAACGAAACCATTACTTACTCTTTAAGGTTATACGACAATAAGCCGAGACCCTTAACAGTATTATACCATGACTTGAGCCAATGTACAATAGGTCGATTGCTTTTCTTGTGGATAAATATACTAACCCCATCAGTAATGTCATAAGTATATGTATAGTCTTTAGTCCATTGATTGTAACGAATCATAATAATCCTTTCTCTTTCTATCTGCAGTAATAACACATACCATTCTCCGTGTCAACCACAGGAACTTCGGTTCCCGGGCGCACGTGGTACGTGGACCGAGGGTCATGAACTTCAATGATATTATATTAATGGAGTTTGGGAGTTTACGCCAACATCGACACTAAATAAAATAGCAGGATGACGATAGCTATCCACTTCAGGGGTAACAACAGTCCTAATATTAAATCAAACATTCTTTTCCTTTCTCTTTCTAACGCAGCTTCCTGCTTCTCCTGGTTATATAACGCAGCTGCTGGTGCGTGTCAAGACCCGGGCAATAAAAACTTGAGGAAAACAGCCACAAAATTTTACAGGAATCCTGAAGATACGCCGGGCGCGCCCGGTGCGTAAACCTGTCGTCACAAAATCCGCAGAGAACGGTAATTTATTCAAGGGGAGTTTGGGAGTTTCAGCGTCCTGGAAGGGCAGCGGGCCCGGGCGGGAAACTTATCCACAGGTTATCCACAGTTATTTGGTTAGGGGGAGTTTGGGAGTTTGACAACTCCCCCTAAATATGCCTAGCGTTCGCTAGGTGTCCCAAAAATTGAGCCGTACATCTTGTCTATTGCACTTTCATTACTTGTGCTAATGTCAGCTTGTTCTACTCGTTTTTGATTTCGTGCCATGACTGGAACAACACTATCATAGTGGTCTGCTATTCTATTTAGTAAAGTCGTATTCTTCTCCATTGACTCTGCTATTCTATCTAGTAAGTCACATAACACATTGTTACTATCTTCTGGTAATACCATATAATCTCCTTTGTTCTATTTCTACATATAATATAACACCTAATGACATCATATGCAACCTCTCCACAAAATTTCTTGTGGATAACTTTTAGCGTACGCATCAGGAAAAATACAGGAACTTCCCGGCGCGCCCGGTGCGTGAAGGTGAGCTGTGAGCTGGAACAAAAACTTAGGGAAACTGGGGGAGTTTGGGAGTTTGACGACGCACAGGATCCTGCTTCCTGGCCCGGGCTCCGTGATGCGTGATTCGGATTGGCAGAAAACTAGGAAAAACGTAAGGGAGTTACAGGGAGTTTGCGCAGCGGGCGCCCGGTACGTAGCTCCGACTTATCCACAGGTTATCCACAGAAATATATTATTAGGGAGTTTCGGAGTTTGACACGATTTTAGCCAGATCTAGGTCCTCGAGCCGTCCTTCATATAGCCCGGGTACGAGGTCCACGGTGCTTTGGCCAAGTTCCTTGGTTTTGCACCCATGAAACAGTTTGATGTGGTGGTTGGGAAGCCCCCCAACTAGGATATAAGATTGTGCTCCTGCTAAACTATGACGCATATTCCAGGCAATTTGGAAGGGTGAAATGGTTACTCTATTATTACTATTAATAACTTTTAATTCGACAGTAAAGAACCCTGTAACCTTGTTATAAATAAGGCAATCTGGGAATCCTGGCGTAACGTATGATTCAAGGCGTGAAACAATATATTTACCACCCTCTAATGACTTCTTTAAACTCTTCCAGAAACTTGTTTCTGGTTTTACGGTCATACTTTTTTCGGTCCCTTACGATCTTTTGTTTGTACTGGGGTGATGTCCTTAAGTCCTTCGCTATCGGATTCCTCTTCGACTGATAAGATAGTTTCATTACCTTCTTTTTTAAATTTACCACCTAATCCTATTTCCTTTAACTTAGCTAAAACTTCTTCACGCGACATAGAGTCAATACTTCCTGTCCTAATTTCTTTACGGTCAATGTACAATCCGGAAGCTTGCCCACGCAAGCGCTCAGCATTAACAGCAGCACTATAAGACTTCTCTGAAAGAGAACGATCACGAAGCCTAGCCAACTCTTGTACATGTTTACTTAATTTAACTTCATGTGTTTTTTCTAATTCAGCCCGTCTTGCTAAAACAGCTTCTACTACCTTTGGATGTTGTTTACCATTTAATAATTCAGATGCTGTAACGGCAGCTCTCTCTTCTTTATAACCAGCTTGTCTAGCACATTCTGTTGGAGTCAATCTACCTTCATTGTCTGTATAAATTTTAACAAAGATTCTTTGTCTATCAGTCAAACCATCCTTACCTTTAGGATGTTTAAGTGACATATCTTTTGTGGCACCATTTGTGGCACCAGTCAATCTTTTATCTACCATGCTGTAACCCGCTGTATAGTTGAGATTTTACTCATTTTAGTTCTTAAAAAACAAAAAAGTTCCTTGCGTTGTTTAGAGTAGTGACACATAGGTGCCACATAGTAAACCATTGAATTATATAACTTAATCGTCAATTGTGTCACTGTGGCACCTGTATCCCGGTATTTAATAAACTCAAAAAACTTTTGAGTAAAATATACACTATACATCCATCTCATACAATAGAAATTGACCGATTTCTGCCATTTCCATTTTTGATCCAACCGCGTGCTATGAGTCTATGTATATATCCATGCACCTGGCTTTTTGATTGCATGTTGTTAAGCTGCTTTAATTCTTCATACGAAGGAGAAAATTTATTAACTTGAATAAACTCTTTTATAATATCATAAAACTTTTTTTGTTTAGGTGTTAGTCCTTCCTTACGTTTTCTCGTGCTTGGTTTTTTAATGTTTGTCATCATATCCTTTTGCATCTGGATTAGGTCCATAATTTTTACTTACTTGTCTCATCATCTCATTGTTGCCCCATTCATCTACAGTTTCTCTAGTTATAGATTGTTCTAATGTAGCTTGTAATTCTTTTTCTTTATCTGTTAATACCATTCTAGTTGGTCCTTTTTTACGCACATAGGTGTGTACTTTAGACCATGTAATAATGTGATCATCAGCTTTTGGTCTTACATAACCTCGCTTTGGATCTAATTGTGGGTATTGTGGTGTTGGTGTAGTATCAAAATTATTCTTAATATATTCTAAAACTTCATTATCGTCTTTAAATTGTTTAACAACTTTCTCTACTATCTTTTTATCTAACCATAAATTAATTTCGTACGTCTGCATATGTCACCTGTAAATATTCTATTTTTGTTATCCATCCTTTAGGTATAGCTATTGCGCCGCCCCCATGATTATCACCTTGGTCCTTGCACCATGATCGCATAACCACAATTTTCTCATCACTGTTTACTATCATCCATCCTACCTCCTGGCATTTAGCCAACGGCGCATTTAACATGTCCTTGATAGGCAACCATCCAGTTTCCATATCACGTGCATCTAACCATGTCACACGCACCATAGGTGTAGAATTAATGTCCATTAATTAAAATTATTATTCCAACGTACAGATGATTTTGAATACTGCTCTTGTAGCTCCTCTTCTGTATAAACAGAAGCGCGTGCCTTGTTTCGTGTATCATACTCATCAGCAAACTTATCAATAATCTTCATTAACATTAACGTAGAAAATGATTCGCCTAATACTTTTACTTCACTAATTTTATTTAAGGCTATATCAAAATTATCACCATCACGTTCACACTCGTACAATATCTTACGTATTTCTAATCCTGCTTTATTTATATCATTCATATTAAAACCCTGGGTACTTGGGGCACGTTCCATCAAACTCACCGTAATAATCCATTCCTTTCTTTGCATCCATCATTCGCACATCATCGCCTTCAAACATAGCATCATAAAATTGATTTTCCGCTTGTTTGTGTTCCTTGTGTGAATCAACCATTTTGCATACTGGCTGACCTACCATAATTCCATTTCTATATTCTGTCATAATATCCATCCAAAAAACGTGTTATACACCCACATTAAAATATAAAACGCTATCCATATTTTAATAGGTATCATAAGAAGCCAAAATAAACTCCAAATCATATTCGCACCGCTATATATTCATAATCAAAATCTGCGTGTTTCTTTTGTACTAAAGTTACCAACCCTTTTTCTGAAGCTGCATACACATGTTGTTTTATTTTACGTACACGGCGCTCATCTAATGTAGGTGATAATTTTTGTAACCATGGTCCACATAAATACCCACGGTAATAAGTAATCTTATTATCTTTAATAGATTTGTTTATCCAATCATCAAATTTTTTTATACTTAACATAATTATCTTTCTGTTCACATTATAGCATAGTCAAGTAAAAAGTACAACGCTTTTATTTGGCTGTTTTCCGCCATTATTATGTCAAGATAAAAATAATTTATTCCTTGCACATAATTAACACATAATGTACACATAGTTTCTCAACTTCATTTCATCTCGGTGGACTAAGCGCACTCAAGTAGTGCCTTGGTCCCCATTTAAGGAAACATGCTAAACTACTGGATTAAATTTATAAAATGGTTAAAATACGAACCACATAAAACATATATGAGAGGCAATGGCGTTCCTAGTAGCAAATCTACCCCCAACTAAAGTATTAGTTAAAAAAGAATATCTTTATGATCATCAGAAGGGTCATGGTGAGTTCGTTGAAGGTCTTTGGGCCTCGGTCAAATCAATCCAGGGACGTGCACTTTACTTCGAAACCTATCTTCCAGAATATGGCGCTCTATATGACAAATTACCTATATCAGCGTTCGTTAGTCACAAAACGGAACTAAATTTAGAACTAGAAGAGCTGCAGCTGTGGGATGCATTTAGCTACCACATGGCAGTAATAATAAAAGAATCATTAGCAGGCACACGTTGCAAATATCTTGCTCCAAGTAAAAAATGGTACTATGGTGAATACTTATTTACGATAGACAATTGCCATGCGGACAGTAACACCCTAAATACATCTTATTCAGAGGTCCCAGAGGAGCACAAATCGTTTAATATATTAGAGTTAGATAATGGACACTACGCAGCCCAACCTAACAACAGAGTAATATTCTATGATAAGTCTTTAACACCTGCCAAGACGTTGCAGCCTGACTTTAAAGTATCAACAAAGTACTACTCAGTAGAAAACAAAAGTAAATGGACCGCAGGAGATGATACAAACTACTTCTACGACCTAAAGGAACAAGAATGAAAATATTTTTATTAATAATGTTTATATCAATCCCAGATGCTCCATCAGTGAGATACAATGCGGTGGTATATCCTACAGAACCTCAGTGTATTTCAGCACGTGATGGTTACAATGAAGCATATCTTGCTAAAGACTTGATATATAAAAACAAAGTCAAAACGGAAGCTTTCTGTTTACCCTTTGAATCCTTTCCTATTGCTGGTATAACTAATACCAACGTATAATCCTGGAGGGATATGAAATACTTTAAATACCTAGCATCACTTCCGATCGTCCTATCCTTATTAGCCGGGGCATATGGATCTCTTAACTATATCAACAAGTTAACTGCACAAATTGATGAAAGCACCGATACTATTAATATACTAAAAGTAGAGGTGGAGAATTTAGAAGAACGTATATACAGCGATATAGACAACATACACAGAACTTACACAGATAAGACAGGTAGAAACTCTAAGAATTATGCAGACGCAAGGGAAGAGCTCGTAAAAGAAATGGCGGAAATGGCCACATGGGTTGGTAGGCTCGAGGGCATTGTTGCAGCATTGCGTGATGGTTCATATAAAATGGCATCACAAGCAGAGTACCAGGCGTTAGAAGAGCTCGTAAGAGGTAACACAGACTCTCTTAGACAAATAGGATACGACATAAAAGAAATTGAAAGAGTAGCATCAGGTGGTTATTAATGAAGTACGAAAGAAAGTTATTAGCCTCTCTTATTATACTATTAATTTTTTTGTGTTTATTTAGTAGTAAAACAGAAGCGCGTAATGATTATTTAGGTAGCAGCAACAGCAGCTGCGAACGTGGTAGAATAGATTTGTATACAGAACTGAGGGGATTAGATGGTAAAACTATATATCAAGATGGTGATGGCAACCCTGATAATAATTACCGGAACTACAGTGATGATGTCAACGGAACCGTTGGAATACGTTTTAGTTGGCCTTTACAATCGACGTGTAATGATGACACCATACAATTACTTAGAGAAAATGACAGATTACGCCAGGAATTAGAGCTTTTAGCTAACTGTGCTAAATATAAAGATCTAGAACTAGGTGATGAATTTTCTACAGTTCGTGAGTTATGCAAAGGTGTCAATAAAAAGGTAGGCGATGCTGAAT